TTTTTATCTATTCTAGTATCTTCTAATACATTAACGTAAGTTCTTAACTCATCATCATCTTGAATTTTTTTCCATCCGTCTTGTGGAGTAAATAATGCGTGGGCACATTCGTGAGCAATCAACATATCATAAACATCACCGTGTGATTCTTTAAATATAGGAAGAGTTAACACACGAGTCTTTGTATTAAAACTTGCTGTTGAAACGTTGTTGTGTTGTATGATTATATTTTCTGTTGCAATTAATTTAGCTAACTGACTTTTTGTATCTAAATTTATTGTAGTGCTTTTTTTCATAGTATGTATATATAATACAGGAAAAAATCGGGAAAGTCAAGTGTTCATTTCCCCTTATTTTATGCGGCTTCCAGACGATCCTATTTCTGAAATATGAAAACTGGCTCATATTTTGCACCAGATTCTTGCGAGGATAACTGTAATTTGTATGTATCCGTGTGTGTAAATCCTTCTTCTACAGCGATTCGTACTGTATCATCTTCAAAGGTTTTATGTGATTTAATGTTCGCTACATTTAACCCCATATACTTACCTTTTTTTAATCCTATATATGCATTTTGTATAGTTGTTCTTAAAAAGCCATTGTTCCACTCTTCATTACCACTATATTGATTAAATGATTGTCCTGCTTCATCACCATATTGTTCCCAATTGAAATAAGGTGGACTTGTAAATGCAAAATCTAAACTATTTTCTTTTGGAACAAAGGTTTCACTACCACACTTGTTTAAAAAGTAATGTCTATTCTCTCTACCAAAATCTTTCTTAATCTCTTTTAGTCCTTTAAATGTTAATTCAGCTGGATCAGTACCTACATAGTTAATATCTGCTATAATTGCACCTAATATACGACCACCATATCCCATTGACATATCCCATACCATAGCACCTGGGTGGGCAAAATGTGAGTATAAACACGCCGCTGCTGTAGGTCTAAAATTAGATACACATTGAGTTCCTGTATATCTTCTTAATAAAGACCTCATAACACTTTCTGATTTATGTTTTGAAGCAGGAGATATTTCAGTTATTTCACCATATAAATTACTTGCAAGTGGCATTAAATCATCTACTGATACTTGACCAAAGAAACTACCTGTTAATAACTTACGTATACCCTTTTTAAAATGCTCTTCATTTTCATATATCTCCATAGGTGTTCTCATTTTACCACAACGTATACCAAAACTATGTGGCATATATGACCACGCTAAAGATAGACCTGTTTGATTTGGTTTAATAACTTTATCTTGCGTTAATAACCCCTTGAAATCTGTTGATTGTAATGTTTTAAATTGTGATTCTCTATACTGTTTATCTGTAGCATAATAAGGAAATCCTCTTTTCATCCAATACTCATAAACTTTATCAATATTAGATTGTAATTCTTCTTCGTCTTTAACTACACCTTTTAGGTTACCCTTACTAGTAATAAGGTCTTCACCCATTATCTCTACACCAAATGCTTCTAATGCATTTTTTGTATCAGTTCTATTTGTTAGTTTTTTCATTTCTTCTTTTTTGGTACGCCAACCACATCTTCTTTGCCTTTTTTTCTGCCATTTCCAACTTCATTTTACTTGCGTGTTCTGTAAAAGTTCTACCTAACATATGTTCATATTCGTGTTGGAATATTCTACTTATCATACCATCTAATTGTCCTTCTTTTAAATCACCATTTTCATCTGTATATTTTGCTACACATTTTCTAGGTCTTACTATTGATAAAAATAAAAATGGAAAAGTTAAACAACCTTCTTTCATTAATACTGTTTCTTTACTTGTACTAACTATCATAGGATTAAAACAAGTCATTTTTAAACCATTTTCTAATGATAAATGGTCACCTAATACAAACATATTAAATGGTAACCCTACTTGATTAGCAGATAAACCTATACCACCATATCTTAACATTGATTTAAACATTAAATCTGATAGTTCTTTTCTATCTTTAAAATCGTGTTCTTTTAACATATCATCTGTAAAAGGTGCTATTGCTGATTTAACTCTAGGGTCACTAGGTGGTATCAACTGTAAAAATCTTTCTTTCTTTGTTTCTTCTGGCATTATATCCTATCTAGTACTGAAAAGTTTTGGTCTTTTTTGTACTTAATTATATTTGTAAATTTATCAAATAGTATATCACCTTTATGTGAAATAATAAAGACATTTTCGTTTGATAATTTCTGTACTATTTTAAAGAAATCATCTGTTCCAGCAAGGTCTAAACTTGAATCAAATATCTCATCTAGTATTAATAGATTTGTATTAGTAGAGTTTTTAAGTTTAGCAATATCTCTCCAAGTAAATAACAATGCTAAATCTATTCTCATCTTTTCACCTTCACTAAAGTTATTATAATTAAATGTATCTCTAAATCTACTCTTTACTGTTTCATTAAACTCTTCATCTAAATGAAACGATACATAAAACTCCATTGCTTGTAAATACTTATTAATCAATTGGTTCATTATAGGTATGTACTTCTTAATGATTTGTGCCTTGGCACCTTTGTCATTTAATACTTGTCTTAATACATCTTGATACTTTTTATCTTCAACAATCTTATCTAATTCTATTTTACAATGTCTTAATTGGTCTTTCATTTCATCTAATTGTTTTCTAATATTTGCTATATCTTCGTCCTTATTTTTAAATACTTTTAAATCTTCTTCTATGTTATCACTATGAGTTTTTAAACTATCTAATGATGTTTCTACTTTTGATAAATCAACATTTAAACTATAAATCTTATCTGCTACTTTATCATATTCAGTTATTTTTTCACTCATACTTACAAGTTCTTTTAATAACTTTTCCATACCATCTTGTAATGTATTAATCTTACTCTTCTCTTCATCACATTTTTGATGTTTAAATTCTGGAGATAATGGTTGTGTACAGGTTGGACATACATCATTTTCTTCAAAAAATTTTAAAGAGTTCTTATGTCTTTCTAAATTCTGTTCAATCTTCGCTTCTATTTTATTTAATTTTGCATTCTTATTATCAACATCAACTCTATCTTTTACACACTCTTTTGCTGAATCTATCTCTTTATTAATCATAACCATCTTACTCTCATACTCTAGTCTATCCTTGGTGTTCTGCTCAACCACCCTATTTCTATGCGTTTGGACGTCTATATCCTTGTGGAGAAGGGTATCCAAGTACTTTGCTTCAGTCTGATACTTGGTTTCTATAAGCTCACATTGATGTCTTGTTTCTGTTATTTTATTCTGTAAATCTCTTTGTTGACCACTCAAAATTGTATCCATTCTACTAAATGCTCTTATGTCTAAAATCTCTTCAACAACCTCTCTTCTAAAACTTGCTCTCATTTTCATAAATGGCATATAAGAAGAAGACCCTAATAATACTACTTGACAAAATGACCTATAGTTACACCTCATAATATTTGTTTCAAGATACTTTTGATAATCAATTGCGCTTGCGTCTTGACTTATTAATTGTCCATCACAATGTATTTCAAAGAAGTTTGGTTTAACTCCTCTCTTAACAATATACTCTTTAGGTCCAACACTAAATTCTAATTCAACCTCACATCCACCATTATTAATAGTATTCACCATCTGGTCTTTTTTAATAATACGAAATGGTCTATTAAATAAAGCAAAACATAATGCGTCTAACAAAGTAGATTTACCACTTCCGTTAGAACCTATAACTAGTGTTAATTGTGATTTTTTTAAATCAATAACAATTGGAACATTGCCTGTAGATAAAAAATTCTTGTAAGATATTCGCTTAAACTGTATCATAATATAAAAACTAAAAATTAATAACCTTCTGGTTTCAAATTCTTTCCTAATCCAACATAAGGTGATACACCTGCTGTCATTACTTTTGATTTTTGGTTTGGAGGATTCATAAAACAATTACCTGATACACTTATTCTTTCTCCTGGTGTTCTATAAGGAAATACTTCGTGTCTTAATTGAGCAGGAAATATCCACATAAAACCTTCTTCTGGTATATATTTGTATGTGTGTTCTGCCCATTTTGGCATTGCGTTTTCCCCATAATGCATTCCTATAACTCCTGGACCAAGACCAGTTCCTTGAAATGCTTTTCTTTCTTCTTCTAGGTCTGGTGTTTTTAAATATATAACCCAAGTGAATTGTCCACTGTGGGTATGTTGAGGATTACTTTCAGTTTCTTTCATAAAATTAATCCACAAATCCATTAATGTATATGATTTTGAAAACTTTGCCTCATCATATTCTTGTCCAACAAATTGGCAATGTCCTTCAACATATGCGTCTATATATGGTTGAAATTTTTTAAGGAACCATTCTTTATCTTCCGTACTATAAACTCTTTGGTCACCTAATAGACCTGCTAATTTTTTATTAGCTGTACCTGTTGTAAGTTTTCTACCTCTTTCTAAAAGTCCTTTAAATAAACCATCATCTATTTTTATATAAGTACAATATGGTCCAAAATTTAAATGTCCTATTATATTTACTCTTTGTTCTGCTATCTCTGGAGCTTTTTTTCCAGCAAATTCATTTATTATTTTTTCACTTTTCATCTGTGCCTCAACTCTTTGCTGAAATTCTTCCATTGCCTTTTTTTCTTTTTCTTTATCGTCTATACTCATTGATTTACCTCGCTATATAGTTCTTTAGTATAATCTTTTAATTTACTTTTGTCAAGGTCTGTATCAAGTTGGTCTATATACTTGCCCAAAAATGTAAGTGTATCTTCACCTTGTTCTATTAAGTCTTCTTTTACACTAGCAGTTACATCACTAGTATCCTCAAAAATATTTAGTTCGTGTATATTCAATGTACTATACAACCTATTGATAAACTTATCATACATATCTTCATCTGTTTTTTGAGATATAAACAGTTTAATATAACTGTTATCAAATCTTGATATGTTTAACGTATTATAATCGTGTTGTGTATCATCATACACTATCTTTTTAAAGATTCTTATTGGGTTAGGTATTCTAGTTAACTCTCTAGTATCTGTATCAAATATATGAAACCCTTTTGGATCTTTATAATCGTTCCACGTAATTTCATATTGTGTACCTAAATAATATATCCGACCATCATCTGATTTCTTATGAAAGTGTCCTGATATAACTTTTTCAAATCTATGAAACATTGATTTATCTAACCCTTGTTCGTTCATAAATCCTCTATTCATTTCAAACCCTTTAATTTCTAAATGCCCCATACATATTTCAGCATTTGAATTTTCAATAGCATATAAAGACTCTTCATACGTATCATCACATATCCAAGGCATAAACAATATATGCAATCCATCAAAGGAAACATCTGATGGTTTTGCATATATCCAAGGTTCATTTTGACCATCATACGTTGTACATAATTCAGTAATTGCATTTACATTATTAGTATTCTTATAATAAGTATCGTGGTTACCCAATATAATATGTGTATCTACCTTTTCTTCCCAAAGTCTTTTCATAAACTTTTGGCGAAAAAAATTAGCAGTCTTATAGTTTATAAATTTACGTCTATCAACTACGTCACCTAAATGTATTAATGTCTTGATGTTGTGTTCTTTCAAATATGGAAAAAATACTTCATCATAAAACCGTTCTTGATACTGTACAAAATGAGGACTGTCGTTCCGACAACCAAAATGCGTATCGTTTAGTAGGGCAATCTTCACGTGTAATAATTCTCCTCTATAAAGTCGTGATAACTTGAATGTGTTTCAGCATCCTTATTCCATATGTCTTTACGTACATCTAATTTTTTAAAATATGGATCCATTATTTCTTTTATTTCTTCTTTAGTTTTATGTGTATGATATACTAAATTAGGTATATCATCTGGTGCCCAATTAAAACCAGCCGCTATAAAATGTAATCCACTATTACCAGCTTTTTCAGGAGTATCAATAGGAAACTCCCAATATTTATTTCTTTGTAAAGCAGCTTGTAAATATCCAAGGAACATTTTAGGTTGCTTCGTAATTAAACTTTCTTCCCATACTCTATTGTTATTTGCTTTCCAATATGGTGTATCATTTCTTGTTGATAATGCATAATGCAACCCAACAAATTCAGCAAAAGCATAATATATAGATTTACAAGCAAATGTGAAGTTGTCTTTATCCCATTGTGTAATGTTATCTCTTCTTAAATTTCTTACAAGTTCTATTAAAAATTCGTGTATTGAAAACAAACCATTACTCTCTAATGGTTCAATAAATCCAGCAGATAGTCCTATAGCAGCCACATTTTTTACAAATAATCTTTCGTGTATACCACACTTCATTTTAAGATTTCTAAATTCGTGTTCTTCATTACCAAACCCAGGTCGTACACCTGCTAAATGATTTTTAAATTCTTTTAAAGCAGTTTCATCATCTACAAATTTATCTGAATAAACATAACCTGTACCAACTCTACTCCATAATGGTATATTCCATACCCACCCATTTTCTATTGCCGTGCAATTAGTAAAACATTCTACTTCTTTAGTTTTATCTACATAAGGAATTCTAGTTACCCACGCTTTATTATTTGGTAGATTTTGTAAAGGTTCAAATGGTTCTTTTAATGCACCACCTAAAAGCATTGATTTAAAACCTGTACAATCAACAAATAAATCGGCATAATAACTATATCTATTTGTAACTATACATTTTATACCATTTTCATTTGTAGGCACATCAATAACTTCTTCTTTTATATGTTTAACACCTCTTGGTAAACAATAATGATCCCTTAACCATAAACCAAATTTAGTTGCGTCAAACTGATAAGCAGAATCACGGTCTAGGTCAAAATTATGAAAATGAAAAGCACCTTTACGTTGATTAACTAACGCCATATTAGGAGCAAAACTTTCAGCATAATCTGAAACAGGTGTTTCTGGATAAAATTCTTTCTTTACCCACCAATCATTATAATTTAATTGAGTTCCTTCTGTTATAACTGGACCAAAAGGATAATGAAATGCCGCCTCGTCTTTTCCATTAAAGTCTGTAAACTTAATACTAAACTTAATAGTGCCATCTGTATGTTTTAAAAAGTCTTTATCATTAATGCCCAAAAATTTTGTCCATTGTTTAACTTTTGATATTGTACTTTCGCCAACACCAACAGTTGGTATATTTGGTGATTCTATTACAGTTATATCTTTATTTGGAAACGCTTTAATTAAAGTTGAAGCAGTCATCCAGCCAGCGGAACCTCCACCGACTATAATAATTTTATCAATTTTCACTTTTTCTTTTTCTTCTTTTTAGTTGTAGTTTTTTTAACTGGTTCTTCCTGTGGAAGATTCTTCTTTAGAAATTCTGTAAATTGATTTTTAAACTCTCTATCTTCTCCTGGTTGCAAAGTCATATCATCATAGTTTGCGTTTTGAATCATACGGTGTTTAATAGTTGTTTGTTTTTTCTCCTTCTGTATTCTCCGTACAAAGGCATAGTAGATAATTTGTGTGAAATATGCAAAGGGATTGTTAGATGTTTTAGGATTAAAGTTATCCAAATATTGTAAACAGTTCTCTATACCATCTGATATCATATCATCACGATAGGTATAATTTATAAAATTTGGTCTAAACGATAAGTGGTTTGCTATTTTTAAAAAACACTCACCTACGTAATCTGGTACTGGTGGTTTATTTCGTTTTTCTCTTTTAGCTTTATTTACAGACTTCCTATACTCAATCATTGCCTGTAAAAATTCCTTATTATTTACATAATGTTCTGGTTTCTTCTTAATTCTTGTTTGTGAATTCATAATAATACATATTACTTTATTTTACTTCGTTTGTCAATGCTGACACGTAATAATTGCTTAAGTGCTTTAGATAGTTTTCTGACAGGAATAATCTCTCCTATCTGCCATTGTTTAGCAATATGAGCGAGTTTTTTGGATTTGAATGGCACTTGACTTTTCACGTTTTTTGTATATAATGGTCTATGTAGACCGTTGGAGACCGCTTTAGTAACTAGTGGAGCGTTCTCTTTGTTATTTTATCTTTAAATATTTCGTTCAATAATTCGTTATCTTCCTCAGAAATTTGTTCTTGTATGAAAGCACCTTTTTTAGCTTTTTTCGGTTGGTCTAATCTGTCATAATCATTTGCAAGATTTACATAATTTTTAGACATATCATCCGACGCCTTTGTTATAGTAAGTATCTTATCTTTTGGAATAGTTACAACTTTATCTGGTGTATAGTTTACCCATTTAATAAGAGCAATATAATCTCTTATTCCCATAGAGGTCATCTGTGGAATATATTTAATTTGTAAAGGTTTCTCTAATCTCATTAATGGAGATTTATCAGGCAGTTGTTTATCACCTGATGGCATATGTGCCACAACGTCATCACCATTTATAAGTTTGATTATACGTATATTAGCTTTTACTTCCATCCCTCTCCAATTCTATATTGTGAATCTCATAGTCAAAATCTTCACTATTGTAAATATTTATACGTTCTCTAAAGTGTTGTAAAGTGTAATTTTCCTTTTCGCCATAGGAAAGGTCATCAGCAATGTCATATAACGTTGCGTGTGATTCGTTATCCTTTAGTCTTAAACCACGACCAATTGATTGTAAATTTCTTATACGGCTTTTACTAGGGCTACTAAAAACAATATTGTGTAAATTACGAATATTGATACCAGTACTGAACGTCCCATAAGAAGCGACAATAATTGCGTTATCCGACTTTTCGGTAATTGCTCTAACTCGTTCTCTTTCATCTGCTTCCACTCCTCCGTGGATATAGAAAATAGGTCTGTCACCGACCTTTTCTTTAATTAAATTAAATAATAACTTACCGTGCTTCTCTACATACTGAAACAGACATAAAGTATTGCCTTGTAAATTTGTGACCAGATTTTTTATGTATTTATTTCTTTTTTCATTTCTAACTAAAAAATCCATTTCTTCTTGATAGGTTTTATTTTTTAAGAAATCTCTTTGTGCTTTGCTATATTGTAATACTAAACAGAAAATTTTAAGTTTTGCTAGGTGTTCTTGGTCTTGTAATTCAGTTGTTGTAGTGACTTTATTAACTGCACCAAACAATCCTTCTAGTACTAGTTTGTGTGTTTTACTATCATCTAGGGTTCCAGTACAACCTATCTTATATTTACAATTAGTTAGCTTTGTCATTATCTTTGTTAATGATACTGCTTTAAATAGATGTGCTTCGTCACCAATTATCATACCATAATCACTAAAGTAATTCTTTGATAAATTGTATATTGATTGCCAAGTAGATATAACTACTCTTTTATTAGTAATTTTACTATGACCTTCATATATTCTATGTACATTTTTTAAACTATCAAAACCATAGTCTTTAAAATCTTTCCATAGTTGTTCTACCAATGATGTAGTAGGTACTATAATTAATATCTTTTTGTTTTTGGGTAGTCTTAATAGGTTGAAACGTACTAATAGATATAATATAAGTGATTTACCACTAGCCGTTGGCGATAGTAATAAACATCTATTCTTTTTAACTGAATATGAAAATGCTTCTTTCTGATAATCTCTTACTTCCATAGGAATTTTAAGAGCATTAATAAACTTTTCTACCTTATCATCATCTACTTTAGTATCTTCTATCTTCGTTCCATCAACAACTTCTACATCATTTTCTTTGCACCAATTAAGTACATATGGATATAATCCAACATATATTTGACCAGTTGCATATGAAAATAGTCTTATCTTTCCGTCCCATACCCTATTACGAAATTGTGGCATAAAACGAAAACCAGGTACTTCAAAAGTAAAGTGTTGACCTAATTCTCTTCTAATGGAATCTTCTGCTTCTATCTTTAAATAGACATCATCCTTCTTGTCTATTACAAGATATCTTACATTTTTCATATCAATTTTAAATAATTTCCTAAATGTAAATTTTCAGAAGAGCTATCTTTAGGTGGTTTTTCTATTAATAAATCAAATGCAATTGTTATTCTTTCTTTATCTGAATTGTGTATATCTGTATAATGTGGTACATTATGTGGAAACATTGTCATTTTACCTACAGTATTTTTACTACTATATACCATAGGGTCATTAATTTGATTTATTGGATTAATATAATGAGTAGATGTATCATCACATTGTACGCAAATATGTCCTCCTAAATAACAACTTGGACCTATATTATGTAAATGAGTTTTTATTTGTTCTCCTTTACGCATAACATTATACCAACATTGTATATACAATTCTTTTGGAATTGGTTGTTTAAAGTATTGCATAATTCCATTATGAAAATGTAATATGTTTCCTTTTAAATGTTTTATATTTTCATCATCCCATTTTAAAACATTATACTTATCAAATCTTTGTGTTGTACTATTTCCTTTTAGTCCTGTGTAAGCATTTACTTTTCCAGCTGGTCCAGTTGATACAGGCAATTCTAATATTTCTTTTTCTTTGCTTAAAAGAAGTTTTGCTAACTCTTGAAAATTAACTTGTTGTACTTCAGTTTCAAATATTCTGTAATCATACTCGGGTGCGAAAAAAGTTCTTTTAGTTTCACTTTTAAATACGTGTATACTAACTTTAGATTGTTTCTGATCCATTAAATGGCTCCTGATGTAAACTTCTTCCAATCAATTGCGTTCTTAATAGTAAATGTTCTATTTGAAATTTGTTTAATACTTCTATCTAAAAAATCAACAACTGTATTGAGATAATCAACCTTTTGTTTTGCTCTAATAACTTCTTCGTCTGAATCAATATACTTATCTACATCTTGTCTTAATATTTTTAAGTTAAAAGGTTTTTCAACATATACAGTAGAGTCTGCTTTACCTGTATAGTATTCCCACTTTTCTCTTTTCTTAATATGTAATTCGCTTTCTGCTCTACTTAACATTAACTTAAACTTTGTTAAGTGTTTCATATATTGGTTGTGTAATTGAGGTGTTTTGATTGATTCTAAATCAAGTTCACTATCGTTAATTTTTAAATCTTTGTCTGCTTGTTCTTGTAATTGTTCTAAATCCATAATAATCACTATAACATATTATAATAGAAAAGTAAAGTTTCTTACGTAACTGTTTCGGTTACTTTACCACTTCCTTCTGCAAATTCATAAATTTTGTATTGGAAAGTTACTGTCGCTATCAAATAGTTAACATCCGTTTGTTGTTGGTTATAATTCAATCCAGATAAAGATGTAGGGAATACGTCTGCGAATCTGACTTGAATATTTGTTGTATTTTTACTTGTTAATATACTTAATGTTGCGTCTGAATAAACAGCACCAGTAGCACCTGCTTCGTGTCTTACTATACCTGCGTCTGTTTCTTGTTTTGCACCAGTAGATGTTGGGAATCTATCTGCACCACCACCAAGTAAATTTCTAAATTGTTCTCTATCTCTAGGAAAACCTAAACCAGTTAGCCAACCGTGTATCTCTCTATAGTTTTCTAAATTTTCATCAACCATAAAATCCATACTTAATGGACTATATGATAATTTATCTCCAGGTACAGGTATATCTTTTAATGGTGTTTCCTGTGCCATATTACCTTCCAATGTTATACCTGGTAAATTTACTGCTGTACAAAAGAATTCTACTTTAGGAAGTTTTGTAATAGTAAATTTAAACTGCGTTGGAGAGGCATAATCAAACTTTGTTGGTTGCCTTTTATAAGATTGTTTTATTGTCATAGTACTATTTATATGTGAAAATTAGGCCAAAAAAAAGGGGAGTAAAAACTCCCCTTTTAATTCTGTTAGAAAATGTTTCTAACCAATGATATTACATCAAGTTAGCTACTTGAACTTTTTGGTAGTATCTATTAGAGTTAGCACTTCCAGCGTCATTTACTGCTGTAGCAGCACCTGACTGAGCACCAGTTTCAGCGAATGGATTAGCGATTAAGCCATATCTAGTCTTGAATCCGATTTTTGGTTGGAAAGTGTCTTGTCCAACAGCTCTAACCATTTGTAGAGGTACATATGGACAGTAAAATAATCCTGCGTCATATGGTGATGTACCTTTGTATCCAACAACATAATATTGCTTAGCAGCACTATTAGCTGAATATGGATCAATGTACACTTTAAATCTACCGTTAAGAACACCTGCAAAAGTATTACCTGTGTCATCAACGTTTAGGTTGTTGTTAAGAGCTGGTGTGTAATCTAATACTCCAGCCATTTGAAGAGCAGAAGCAACGTCTGAAGA